CAATTTCAACCAAAGCTATTTGATCAGAAACGACTAAGATTTTGCTGAGGTAGATGTTTTCTGTCAGCTGTACCTGATCCGCAAGCACCAAAGTCTTATTCAAGCCTACAGCGTCTGAAACTGTTAAGCTGTCTGTCACCTGCTTAACGATCTCCGTTATAACCGTGATTAATTCACTAACGCCTATGGCGTCGGAAATTGAAAACTGCTTGTCTCCTAAAATTAAATCACCCAAATCCATCGAATCAGCAATCGTTAAAGTTTTGTTACGTAAAATTGATTCAGATAAGCTAGCAGAATCTGTTACTTCTTTCAGAATTCCTCCTGCTGGTTTGCAGTATCCTATTAATTTGAAATCTACGTCAGTGGTGTCTATGTAACCCTCGAAGATTTGGTTAGGGTCAAGTTTTACTAAAGCATAAGCATGTCCCTGCCGTTTACATTCTCCCGTATATCCCCATGTTGTGCCGTTCGGTCTTGTGTCAAACCATTCGACGCCTGTGCCAGTTGCGACATTAACGACTTCTATTATTGCTCCGTCAGCATCTGAAGCAGTTTGCGAAGTTACATCGTCGTCCGTCCATGCATCAATGGTTGTTAGCGAAACATCTTGCGCATTTTGGTGAAATGTTACGGGCGCTTTCGTGTATCCAACCAGATAAAGATCGGCGTTTGTGGAGCCTATGTACTGTTGAATTTTTCTGTTTGCGTCAACTCCGCATAAGCAATATATGAAACCTTTGCAGTTGTATCCGAAAACTTCTTTAACAAAGTTGTCACCTGATTCGCCCCTTCGCACAGCCATGGCAACATCAGCACCAGATGCCCTCATAACAAATCTTGTTATCGCTCCCGTGGCGTCTGCTGGAATATTGGCTGAAAGGTCAACGTCAACCCATTGCCCTGTCGTCCCAGTTGATTTGTCTATTTTATTGTCGAAAAAAGTAATAGCCGAATCGCAATAGCCGATTAAATAGATTTTCAGTGATGTGTTTTCAATTTTTGCCTGAAATTTACGGTTTGAGTCTATGCCGACTATTACTGTAACCATACTGATGTAATTGTTTAATTGTTGAGAATCATATTCATCATCCGTGGAACCCTTTTTTCGCACGTCAATCTTGTAAGCAGTTGTGGATGAATTGTATAGCTCAAGCACAACACCAGTTGCTCCTTCTGGCACACCGTCTCCACTCACATTTACATCCTGCCAGCTTCCGGCAGTTGCGGGAGTCTTATCAATTCGGCTTGTGAAGAAGTTGAAGCCACTGCCCATTTCTTATACACTTCTTTAACTGAACGTTATTTTAACGCTCAAGGTCCACGTTTCTCCTGAAGCTTTAGTGCCTTTATTTTCTACTTTGCGGTTTAAGTTGTCACCCGTATCGTCAGCTGCGTTTACAACTGTAAACTCTTGCCAGCTGTGGTTTCCTTCAGCGGAACCAAAGGTTGCACGCCACTCAGCCGTCTGATTGGAACGTTGCGGGTAGCCTGAATCCATAGTTTTGAAAGTCTTGTTTGTACCTTGTAGGCCAGTTTGAGCTGGGTCAGCAGCCGTGTTTGAATCTCCCACGCCTAATCTTGCGTTTGAGTTATCCCATTTCGTTGTCGTTCCAATACCGCAGATTATGTCAATAAGCTCCTGCAAGCCCTCGTTCAAAGCAACATTGTCTTCCATTATTTCAACAACTGGCTGAATTCCGAAGATTCTTATTGCTTCTTCAATGCTTCCGCCGTTCTGCAGAAACATTGCAATCTCGTCTTGGTTTTTGCCCCATTTGTAAATTGTCCACTCCGCTTTCCAGCCTATTTTCTCCTTTACCTTCATTTTTCATTTTTTTTCTCCCTCGCTTACACCAGCAGAATTTGAACAACCAGACTGGCGAACGACTGCTATCCAGCCAACCTCGCCGTCATAGAACATCTTTACTACGAGGATGTTCTGGTGTGTTTTGAAGAGTTTTTTTCCCTCAGCTCGTGCCACGGCTAAAACGTCGCCTACGTCCTTGAATTTGCTTTTGTCGTCGCGTATCACTAGGGCTTTGTCAGGCATCGCTGCGAACAACCTCCTTCAAAGTCGCATCAATATTCCAAACAAAAGACAAGGTGAAAAGGAGCGCTTCAACATCGTAAGCTTTCAACGTGGCTAAAGTGCCGTCAGCATTCCAGGTAAAAGCCAATTTCGTAATTCTCTTGCCACTCGGCGGCGCAGTTATCTGCGACAAAGCACTGTGAATAGCCTTAAAAGCCTCTTCATACCTTCCATAAGGAACCGTCCATTCCATTCTAAATCACTCTCGCGATTTTGTGTCTGCTCAGATGGCTTGTCTTGCTCTGTAAAGCGTACAAGTAATCAGCTAAAAGCGGTTGCTCACGCCCAAGCTCCAAGGTTATTTCAAGCGTCTGTGTTCCAGCATCAACCTGATATTCAACGCTTAGGATGCGAAAATCAGCGTCAACATTCTCGTTTGGCAGTGTCACATGGATTTTGTCGCCTGGCAAAAGTGGCGTATTGCCATAATCCATGACTGTGCTTTTTAGGGTTAGATATTCTGCTGGAGCCCTTAGATGGGAGAGAAGCGCCTTAGCCCTTGAAGTGCACTCGTTGTCGCTGTAGAGTTCTTCGTCAACTTCGACAAGCTCTCTTAAGCCGTAGTTTGTCTGGCTTTCGCTGTCCTCCTGTGTTGAGTTGTATCGGCGTCCCCCGAAGAATAAACCGTCAATCCAAAAACTGCCCGTGCCAGTCCCTGTAAACCAGCAGTCAAAACGAACCTTCTTTATCTGTGTCCAGTCAAAGCCAGCTTCGAAATCCCAAAGGTCCGCGTTTTCAATGCCAACCTTAACTTGCTGTTGGCTCCACTTGTCAGGACCGATGTTGAACAGATGAGATGCCGTTTTATCCGTTATGTCATAAAGGATAACGTTTAGGTTTCCGTTGAAGGCGCTGTCACGTTTAGCCCAGAAGCTTAGAATCGGATAGAAGTTGCCGTTGACTTCTATGTCGCTGTTTAATGTGAAAACGCAGCTTGCGTAGTAGGCTTGTGTGTTGTAGGTTTTGATGCTTCCGTTGCCCTTTATCTTCGTTGTCGTGTCAAGACTTACTTCGCCTGCACCGGCACTCCATGAACCGTCCGCTGGTGTTAGGCTTTCAGTCCAAGTGTCTTTGTCCGTTGGGATGCTTTTGTCTGCAACGCCATAAACAGTAATCTTGTTTCTCACTCTGTGAATGTCTTTGCGGTACTCGCTGAACTCAATTATTTCGCTGAGGCTTACTGATGAAGTCTTGCTGTTTATTGAGAAAAATTCAAACTTAGCGTCTGGAGCTACACGAAAATCAAAGCCTATGACGCCTGCCTTGTCAGCACTTTCAGCAATATATTGGAGAATGTCGAAAACAGGAGTGTTTTCATATTCTAGCTTAGTGTATGTGGTGTCGGTGTTTTCAATTAATTCAGTACTGTCTCGAGTGTGGCTTAGCTCAACGTAGTAGTCCATTAAGTCTTTGACTATTTCCTCGCCCTTCTTGTTCTCGTAGGTTTTGGTCACAACTCTTCGGAAAAGCTTTTCACCCCAGCATCTGCCGCTAACACGCAAATAATTCTCGATAGGCGAAGATTCATACTTGACGCTTTCAACACGGCAAGTTATTATTTGCGGACAGTTTGCGCCTCTTCCAATATCAATGTGACCGTCCATGCCAACATTAATTGGATAGGCCCCGCTTGGGCTGTACTTCTTATCCCAATTCTGCAGTAGAACTTCAAAGCTTCCAACCTCTTTAGTGCAACCCAAATGCGCACGCAAATCCACAACATCGTCCTGAGGCGGAGCCACAGAGCCGAAGGCAACGGCAATTTTGGGAATTTCAACGCTCATCATTCGACACCTCGTCTGTAAAGTTCTTCTTCTCCAACCCGGCGAATACTACGAGTATAAGTAGGCATTTCAGAAGCGGCTTCGTTGAAGCCTTGAACGCTTGCAGTTGCATTATTCATTTGCGAGGCGAAGTGCCACATGGCAGCTGCAGCCGCGATAATAACCGCCACGCCAACACCAGTTAAAGCCAGAAATGTAGCGTAGCTGATGTTTAAGGCGTTTTGTGCAGCAGTTGCAATCCAACATGCGGCAGCATAAACTTTTTGGGCTACTGCGACGCCCCAGCTTGTTCGCATAAACATGCCCATGACAGAAACAATCGTCATGGCACTGCTGAAAACCCTGGCCTGCTCATCATTCAGCAAACCAAACTGATGTGCAACGTATCCGATGGCTGCTCCAGTGGCGCCTAAACCAGCAATTGCTGCGCCGAGGCTTTTTATCCGAACGCTTAAGGCTTCGGCGTCAGATTGGATCCTTGCAAACTCGTGGCTTGCACGGTTCACAGCTCTTATGGTAACTGCAATCTCACGGAAACTCATGTCAGTCCAGCCTCCGCTTTGGCTGCATCAATCGCTTCACAAATTATCTGTTCAAGCCTTGGCAAATGTTCCCGAAATGCTGGGAAAAGGTAAGGCTGAGCCCTCATTCGCCTCGTGCCTAACTCAACAAACAACGCATAAGTTGCTTCAGCACCAATTTCAGCAACCCACTCCTGAATCTTCGCATAAATCGAACTACGTAAATAGCCAGTTCTTACGGGAACAAGCTGCTTGGCTAAGGCTTCAACTTCTTGAGCCCAGCGAGCCAACTGCTCGTGCACATGCCTTCGCATGCTAGAGTCAAATCTTTCTATGGCAGACTTAAACTCTTCAACGCCTTCCAAGTTGCAGCTTATCTCCGCCATTTTGCCTCCCTCAAAGCCTTTTGTTTCTCCTCCTCTGCTTGACGGTCTAACTCGTTGAGGATGACAATGAATTGCTGGATGGTTTTTGCTGGTTGTCTTGCAAGCTGGTTTGGGGTCCAGCCGAACTCTTTACAAAGCCGAAACTTTGAAAGAGTTGGATGCGGCTTTCCTCGTCTAATCGCTCTAATAAAAAACGAAGGTCTTCGTGTGTCATACCGTTAATGTTGTTTACGACTTTAGAGAACAGTTCGCCTAATTCGATAGAAACGCCATCGTCTTCGCTAAGTAATCTTTCAAGGGTTATCGGCTTATTTTGCGGTTGCCTCTTAAGCGAAGCCCATACAGTTTCAGCCTGAATGGCGATAAAATCGCTGCTTAAAACCTGTCCAGACATTGGATGATACTTCGTATATTTCTGGATAATTCTTGACCTCTTAGCCCAACTGATTTCTTGAAAGACGTATCGCCCTGCAAACTCCTTTCCAAACCTCGAGTCAAGCTCCAAAACTTCCTTTCGCAAATGAAAACCTCCTCTCAGCTTATGACAACATCCATTGCCACAAAAGACGCCTTTAGGCTGACGAGGTCTTCGATGCGTGTAGGCGTAGCAACATTCTCCCACTTGCAATATTTGAATAGGGCGTTGTTTGTGCTGCCTAAGCCAAATTTTAAGCTGAACTCGCTGTCATTGATTACGTCGTCGTATTCCTGTTTGCTTTCAAATTCAAAGATTAACTCGCCTGTCAGATTGCGGTGACGTGCAGGCAGATATTTGAGTATATCTCCACTGGATGAACGAATCACGGGCACTTGCTTAAGATTGTTTTCAATTGTAAATTTCCAGTCAGTCACCCTTTCCATGGCTGCTAAGCCTGAGCCGTCTCCAGCGCCGCGTTGAACATAGCTGTCGTAATAAGGAATTGCTCCAGAGTAATCAGCGTATGTTGCCCCGCTTATCTTTTCAGTGCCAACGATGATGTTCTGTCCAATCAATTCAACGGTTGCCTTCACAACATCCTCGATGCCACATTCAACAGCAGCCTTGTCAAGCCTGCAACCCTTATGGAGCAAATCCACGATTCCAGAGGCTTTCTCATAGAAAACTTCAACGCTTAAGGAGTTTAAAGTCTGTATGTGCTGCAGAAAGTTTATGGGTGCGTCGCTTGGCAAAGGATAGACAACTTTGACGCCCACATGCCTTAAGCCCTTCTTGATTGCTTGAAGGTCTCGGCTTCCGACTCCTCGAACCTTAATTAAGCTGGGGTTTAAGGCGGGCTCAACATTTTCTGCTTTAATGCCTAACATTGAAGGATTGGCGGGCGTTTCTCCATAGTTTGTTTCTTGCACGTAGTAGATTTTTGCTTCATGTGCACCATATGGCATGCTCATTTTTCATATTCCTCCCTTTTTTTCATGTGGTTGTAACAGTTTCGAACAACCATGATTTTATGATAAACTCGGTTCGCCACAAGAACGGTTTAACGCGAACTTCATCCCTGTCCTGATAAGCGGAAACGTCTGCATATGTTATGCCATTAACCATAAAGTCAATTTCTACATAATCACAATGAAGAGTTGCAGGAGTTGAGCCGTCACTGAGATTGGTGGTTTTAGCAAGCAAATACACATAGCCGTCAGCGTCAACGTAATCTGGCAAGTTTGAATCGAGCGTAATAGTTAAAAACTCATCAGTTTCGCCAGTTCCAGAAACAGCACTTTGCCAAGTAGAAGCAGAAAAATTCCAAACTTTTACTGTCGCGCCACTTCCGCCAGGAGCAGTAGCATAACCTTCAAACTTCAAAACAATCTGCTTCAGAACATTCTCATTCGCGTCTATTTTGAAACGGAAAAGCACCATAGCGTATTCGCCGTTCTCGCTCGCACTTTTTGAAAAGCGAGTGTCATCGCTATACCAGATTTTCTGATATTCACTGTCCGTGAGCTCTGTCCAGCCAGAATCTGTTGGCGTCAACTCGCTCGCAGACGCAATTTGAAGGGCTTTGTGGGTTCCAGTTGAACGCCCAAAACCGACGAAATTGTAATCCACTGCGTTTGGCTTTTTTCGCTTCTCACGAATAACTCGATTAACTTCAGCACGGATTTTGTCTCGCAAGTTTCTGCCAACAACGCCCTCTTCAGGCTTATCAACAACCCAAACGCTAACGCGAATAAAACTTAAACATCGCCTCAGATTTCCATCAAAACTAAGCTTCTGATCCTCGTTACGGTCTAATCCAATGCTGATTTGTCCGTCGCAGTTTTTCAAAAGTTCACGGTTGTACCATTCGCCACTCACTTCTATTCTGGCTAATGAACCATCATCCTTTACAACCTGCAAATAACGCTTAAGCAAACGAACAAGCGTCGCAACAGCGTTTTCAACTAAACTCAATGGGCAATAAGCCTCCTGCAAACAGCTCGGTAATGGTTAGGCTCGCCTCTGAAACGGAACAATTGAACTGGACCGACTTCGTATTCTACGCCTTGACGGCGAATCTTGTCATGAGTGCGAATTGGAATGAAAGTGTGAAGCGTAAAAAAATCATTTATCGTGTAGCCGGGTTCGATGATTATTTCTTCAGGCAATTTGAGGCTAGCAATGGCTTTAATGGTTATGTCTTCGCCGTAAGAAACTGTTTCGCCAGTCTGCAAAATTGGATAAAGAGCAACGTTCTCGCCAAATTTTTCTAGGAAGGCTTTAAATGGAGTTCGTGAAGGTTGATAACGCAAAAGTAGCATCCCAAGCCACGAAACAGTGATTGTTGACTGCCTGTTTTCCACAGAGCTCCAATCAGCGAATTTGACCCCCCAAAACATGAACTTTTCATAATGTGCGTTCACTATTTGCACGCTTAATTCTAGGCTAGGCTTGTCTTTGGCTGCCCTAATGTCGTTCAGTATGCCACTTGTAACACCGTCATAATAATCGCATACAGCCTTCTTCTTAACAACGTCAATGTAGCCTGCCCAGCAAATGCTTGGATTGTATCCCGCATAATCAGCACTCGGAGGAATCGTATTAATGAACTCGTAAACTTTTTCGCAGCTTAAACTCCAACCCTCGTAGGCATAGAGCCCAATCAACGCATAAGCGAATGGGTCATCGTAAACCTCGCCTTCGCTCGAGCCTAGCCTATGCCAATCGTCATCAGCAGGGTCGTAATATAGCCAGAGGTTTTCGAAGCCTTTACGGAGAAAAGCTACAGCCTTTTCCATCATCGACTGATATTGACTCTGGTTTTCTGCATCATGGCTGCAGAGCATTTTTAAACCGATAAGCCCGTAAATGCATTCAACATCGATTTGCAAAAGCCAATTGTCATTAATGTCCACAGCCCTTGCGAAGCCGCCGTAAGTTTGATTGTCTTGCATTGTTTTAAGGAATGTGGCTCCAGCGAGCTTGGCACTATCCAAGTAATCCGCGTCATTTGTTAGTTCATAAGCTTTCAGAAGCGACGGTATAGCACGGCAAGCATCAACACTGTAATAGTAATCGCTTGTCTCGTTGCTCTTGAACCCACCGTAAGCCTTTTTCGCGTTATCCAAGCATTGCTGAGTCAGAATAAAGTCAGCCAGCGAGACAATTTTGTTGTAAATTTCGGTTTTTCGACTTTCAAACCGCTTGTCTTCATAGGCTTCGTAGAGAAAGTCTAAGGCAAACGCGGCCGCAGCAACGCCGCGACCAAAGGATGGGTCGGGGCCTGAGTCGGGAATGTAATAGAAGTATGGCGCATAGTCGAGGATAAACTGCAAATAAACGTCAAGGGCAGCCACATTTTACACGCTCCCAACGTGAGGCTGCCTTAAACCATTCAGAAGTCGGTCTAGTTCAGCCTGCAAGATGTCAAGGGGCGGAGCCTTACTCAACACGCTCACGTTTTGATCTCCAACGCTGAAGTTTAAGCCAACTGCAGAGCCGCCAGTCAAATAGCAGATGGCATACACAGCAGCCAAAAGCGTGATAAACTCCTTTTCAGCATCACTGCAGTCGGTATAGTCTATTTCTTTGCTAATTTCAAGCTCAAGCGTAACCTCAGCTCGTTTAATCATCTTCAAAACCTTAGTGTCTGGAATATCAGAAACACCGACATTAATTGCGTCGCGAACATCATCAACGGTTACGCTTGCCAAACAGCCCCAACTCTAAGCATAAAGAAGAAAAGAAGCCAAATTTAAACAATTTTCGCAATAAAAAAGCAGAAAAATAAATGGATTAATGAAATAGACTTTTTCTAGAGTATTGGTTGTGATTGTTTCTTTTTCTTTATGTAAAGTAATGTTGGCAAAGTGAAAATCGCCAGTATCAGTAAGGTTAGGTTTGATGGGAATTCTGGGACTACTTGGTAGACGCAGTAGGGTTCTGTTCCGTCTCTGCTTGCGTTGTTTCCCACACAGTCGTAGGCAACTATCTTGAACCTCACCCATGTTCCAGCCAGCTGACCTGGTATTATGGCTTCGTAGAGGCTTGTCGACTGGTTGTAATTCATGGTTCGGTTTTCCCAAGTAGCTTCATCGTTTATTGTGAAGAATAATGTGGCGTTTTTTACTCCGCTTTCCAGGTCGGTGACGTTAACTGAGACTTTTACGTTTTGGTATGGTTGTACATCGCCTGCTGGGTCTCGGGTGGGTTTGTCTATTACAGGGATATTGCTGTCTTCTTTTAGTTCCATTGTAAAATTGACTGTTGCCCCTATCCTATCAATGTAATCATAAGCAGGGTATCCATCTTTGGGTCCCGAAACTGAACCAGAAATTAATCCTTCAACTTCTATGGTGAATGCGTACACTCCAGAATAGTTTGTTGTCAACATCCAATCTACCGTGGAATTGGCTCCAGCCTCTGAAGAGCCTGTGCTTACTGTTTTCTTTTGGTTTTCTCCTTGGGCTAGGGTTAGATTGGTGGGTAATATTATGGTTGCGTTGCATGATGAGGCAGGATAGTTGAACGCATAGAGAGGTGCTTGTGGATAAGTGATTGTGGCGTTTATTTGAAAAGGTGTTTCAGGCTTGAAGTAGGTTGGCGCTGAAACGTTTATTGTCCAAGGTAAGGTATAAAGTGCCCAATTGCCAGAATATTCCCAAAGGTTTGAAAACAGAGTGTAATTGAGGGCTATGTTTGGACCACCATAGGTTCCACCCCATGCCCATGGGTCGTGCAGAAAAACATGAGTTTCATTGTAGCCTACAGCAACGCGATAGTGACCTAAATGGGTGAGCTCGCTGTACCACATGAGCAGAATGAGCGGCTTGTCTTGGTCTATGTAACTCTTCAGTTGCGTCAAATCCATGTCGAAAGCTTCGAATGCAGCATAGCCCAACCTGCGTAGAGTGTAGCCTGTAATGTTTTCGTCGGGTATCTCTGCGCCCATCGAAGTGCTGAGGTTGCTGAAGTGTGCAGCTCTACGTAGCTCGTCAGTGTAAGTCCCGTCAGGATAGAATGTTCTTGCCACATCCGCAATCTCAGACTGGTTTACGTCTTC